AGGTCAAGCTGGCCCGCCATCGGATTGATGTCGTTGTCAGCCGAACCCACCGCGAACTTCGTCCCGAGGATCTTCTCAGCCACGAAGCGGTTGGTCGGGGCGACCAGCAGCTTCTCGGGCATGAGGTTGATCTTCAGGTCGGAGTCGTCGCGCCAGTCGTGGATGTCGATGTACGCCTGCTCCAGCGACGCCTGCGTCAGGTCCGAGGCGACAGCGGGGATGTTCCGCTGGGTGCCACCACGGACATTCGGGTGCGTCGAGGAGAAGAAGGCGCTGCCATCCGCCGTCAGCATCGTGCTGAAGCCGAGGTTGAAGACCGAAGCGGCGACGGTCTCTTCCGTCTGACGCATCGACTCAGCCAGCATCTTCGGCACGTTGTTGATGACGTTGTACTGCTCGTCTTCCATCAGTTCGCGGGTGATCGTCGTGCCCAGCCCGTAGGTCAGGTTGACGTACTCGCGCTGATAGCCCTGGAGCATGTCCACATACGGGACGCTGTCACCATCGTCCTTCTGCCCGACGAGGCCGAAGCCCGTCACGCCCTGCTCCTTCTCGAACGCCTTGTTCGAGCGACGCAGGATCATGAAGCGGTTCCACAGCGGCGGGTAGCGGCGGTAGGTGTCGGCCCAGATCGTGGAGATGCCGGGCCACAGGAGTTCAGGGAGATTGCCAGTTCCGGTCGTCATGTGCGGTCCTCCCTATCAGGTCGAGGTGTAGGAGTGGAGGGCGATGCGGACCTCAAGGTCGATGTACGCATTGCCCCAAGCCGAGTTGTTGGCGACCGAGCCGAGGCCGCGAGCCTCAGTCGGAGCCAGACCCAGCACCTGGAAGGTCTTCACGGACGTATCCGCCGAACCCGCACGGATCTGCATCACCGAGGTGCCCGCAGCCGTGTTGCCGTTCGTCGCAGCCGTCAGCGAGACGTACTGCCCGACCATCGTCTCCGCAGCGGAGGCGTCAGCCTGACAGATGAACGTGATCTGCTGGCTGTCGTAGACCGCCGCCCACCCAGCCGTCGAGGCGGGGAGGAAGGGGCCACGGCCCGGCTGGCTGAACGTGAGCGGGCGACCGTTCTCGTCAAACAGCTCCGAAACCACGCCGAGGCAGCGGGTGTTCGCGGCAGCGTTGGACGAGAGGCGGATCACGCCGAGGCCCGCCGAGTTGAATCGGACGGGGTCGTTGATGAACAGGCCCTGGGTGTTGCCCGACGCAGTCACTCGATAGAGCTTCGTGCGGAGGGTGTTGCCAGCAGCCTTGTTCCGAATGGCCTGGAGGCCATAGGGAGCGTCGGTCATGTTGGACTCCTTCTGGAGGGGTTAGTCGATTGTGATGTCGCCCTCGACGGTGACGCCCGTCTTTGAGCGGATGTCTCTCTTCGTCCTCGTCTTGAGTCCCGTAAGCTGCTCCTGAGATGCGTTGCGGTAGTACGCCTCGCGCTCCCGAGCCATCTCTTCGGGCATCTTCATAAGGACCATGTCCCGATACTCCAGCACACCGGCTGAACTTCCCGCCCCCGACTCCACCCCATTGGGGCGGTCGTGGACAGCGTCTCCAGCATCCGCCTGCTCCCAGCCTTCAGCACGCTTCTTCAGCATGTTGGCGGGTTCGGCGTGGACCCAGCGAAGCCTGCTGGACGAGTCCCTGCTCTTGATGCCGAGAGGAGCGGCGGGCGCCCAACTACGGTTGCCCTTCTTCGCCGACTTCTTCCGGCCCTTCTCCGCGAGCGCACCGGCTGCGGAATCGTTGTCAATGTCTGCCATGGTCAATCCTCCACCGCAACGACCCTACCCATAGCCTTCTTCTGCTTGAGGTAGAGTTCGTGTGCTTCCTTGCTGGTCTTGGCGAGCGAACCGCGCCCACCCATGAACATCGCCTCTGCGATGACTCGCTCCTGAGTGCTGAGCGAAGTGCGCTCGCGCTCCTGTGGAGCCGGTCGGCCACGGGGCGAGGCAAACGCCCGGCGAACCGGGTTGGGCTGGTCCTCGTCCTCGTCATCGTCCTGCGGACTTAGCTTCTGCCTGATTCTGACATCAGCCTCGCTCAGGATTTCCCGGAGTGGAGCATCTGGGTACTCGTTGGCAACCTCAATGATGATTGCCTTTGACTCGTTGAACTTTGGGTGCTCAGGATTGACCCAGGGCCGAAGTGGCCTTCCATCCTCACCAGTCTGCTTCTGCCATGCCGAGAGGATTTGCTGCTCAATTGAGGAAATTGGAGGTGGGGCTTGAGAGGCGACTTCCTCGCTCTTCTTAAGCTCCATTTCCTTTTCCCTTGCCTCCTGCTTCATCTCCAGAAGCCGCTCGTTGGCCTCCGCAAAGGCCTCAACGTCGCCGACCGCCATTGACTCCTTCATGTTCTTCTTGATGGTCGCCAATTCGGCCTGCATCTCCTTGTCCCGCATGCCCCCGGCGATGGTCTCAAGGGCCTTCTGGAGCTTGGTGTTCTGCTCGGCAAGCAGGGAGATCTGGCGCTCGGTCTTCTCCGCTCGCTCGTTCGCCTCCTTGGTGTGGCGGTACAGGCGATTGAAGCGGGCCTTCAGCTTGGGGTCTTCGATCTCGACCCAATCCGTTCCCTTCTCTTCGGGTTCCTGATCGACAGCTTTCGGCGCGGCCTTGGGGGCTGCGGCTTCGGGCTTCGCGACAGGAGCTTTCGCAGGCGCGACAGGAACATCGTCATCCGACACCTCCACGCGGCTTCCGATCCTCTCGGTCATGCGGCGACAGCCTTGGCGTCATCCTCGATGACACCGATGATGTCTTCCTCCTGCATGACGTACAGGCCCGGCTCAAAGGCGATGGGCTTGGCCGCCCACTTGCCAAAGAGAACCCTGTCACCGGCCTTCATCACCTCGCAGGCTTCGCCCACGGAGACGACTACGCCCTCGTCGGGGATCATCTTGTCTTCGACGGTCTTGGGGATCTCGAAACCCATCTTGTTCAGGGCCGAGTACTTGGTGCCGATGGACGCCTGTAGCGTCTCTGCACGGACGACAACCCTCGCGAAGAGGGGTCGTAGTTTCTTGCTCATGCTTTCCTCTTTGGGCGGAATGCCCGAGAGGAAACTAGCGGATCGGCAGGGAGGCGGAAGGGGGGATCAGAGGAGGGGGACGGATCCCCCCTTCCAGGGTGCTCACGACTGGCAGGCTGATCAGCAGCCGCGACCACCCTTTTTCGGCTTCTTCTTCATCTGGATCACCCCCTTACAGGAACCCTCTGATGGACTCGTAGGTTGCCGCTGCATCAGCCGGATTGGCGAATGGGCGACCGAGAACGGAAGAAGCATACTGCTGTTCGATGGGAAGAACATAGGGATTCTGCACGGGAGCGCCAGCGTCCGAGATCAGTCCCCGCGAGAGGAGGTTGGCGTAGTACCGGCGTACCGGATCGGTACGGAAAGCGGAGTTCACGCCCTGCGTCCCGTAGGTGGAGATGAGCGCACGCTGCTGGATGTCGCTCATGCCGGGGCCGATGAAGGAACTGATCTCCTGCGGCGGGGCCATCTCGCCGCCACGGAGGTAGCGGGGCGTGGGGTTGGCGACCGGGACGAACGCCTCGTTCCGCATCTCGCCAAGGCCGGTGCCGAGGTTGCCGGGCATCCCGGACGGACCACCCTCAAAGGCAGCCATGTTGCTGATTGGGCTTCCAGTTGGCCCCTCTGGCACGCCAAGTGCCGTCAGGCCACGACCAATCCCATATGCAAGGCCACGCATGGCGGTGCTTGTCGGGCTGAATGCGTCCATCAGGGTGAAGTCGTATGGGTTGTTGGGGTCGGTGAACGCCCCGCCCATGGGCCTGCTGTCTGGCCCAAGTCCGAATACGCTATCAAGCGCGCGGCCAATCGGACCACGGTCCTCGACTGGAGAAGCAACAGTAGGTGGTGCGGGACCAAGATTTAGAGCCTGATTCTCCATGTCGCTGCCAGACATTACCGAATCGTCGCCAAGCCCAAGATCGTTGGTTCCCTCTCCAGCACTCTCGCCCGACATCCCCGTGGACGATGGGGCACCAGCGCCCTCCGACGACATACCACCGCCCTCGTCGTAATACTCGCGCAGGCCCGTGCGGGGGTTGCGGCTACCAGCGCCGCCAAGGGCCTTCAGGAGAGCCTTCTCGCGCGGGTTCACATGGGCAAGCTCGGTGTCCCCATTGCGACCCTGCTTGCGGAGGATCTCCATGGCGGCGGCCCCGGGCGAGGTCTTCATGCGGTTCTGGCGGCGGATCATGCGGCTCTCCGTTTTGCGGTCACTCTATGATTCCGGGGGAATCAAGCAACCTCCCTACGAGTTGAAGGGCCTCGTCAAAGCCCTGCGCGCGGCCCATCGCCAGCAAGTCCTGCGCCATGCGGTAGCGGTGGTGGACGTTCTGCTTGCGGATCTCCTGGACGAGGTACTGTGTCACCGGGTGGCGACGCCAGTTCTCCACCTCATCCGGGTCGAGGCGATGGATCATCGCTTCTTCCTCGCCGCCCTCATGTTGTCAACGAGGTTGGGGTAGGGTCGCCCAGCCTTCTTGGCTGCCGCCTTGGCGGATGCCTTCTGCGCCGGGGACAGGGCCTTGGGCTTGCCAAGGGACTTCGGGCGGGCGCGGTCCCAGATGGGCTTCTTCATGTCAGCACTTCCATGCACGGAGGGACTTGTTGATGCGGGAGTTGGGGTCGTTGGCCGTCTTGGCCGAGGTGAGCTTCTTCTTCATGCCCGTCATTCGGGCACAGAATGACCTCTTGCGTGGGCCGCCTTCCGGCTGCGGGGGCTTGAGCGTCCCCCCCGTTGCGGCCTTGTAGCTGGCCCGGCCCCTAGCGTTGAGGCCGCCCTTTGGGTTCTGCCCGGCCTTTCGCTGCCATGCGGGGGTCTTCGGCATCAGTCACTCCTATGAGTTGAGAAGGAGGAAGACGACATCCTCGTCATCCTCGCGAAGGGCAATCTCCCTGTCCAGCGTCGCGCGCAGCTTGGCGTTGACGGCTCGGGACAGGCGCTCCTGCTCGGCAAGGCGGGTTTCCAGTTCGTTGACCCGCCTCAGTTCCTTGCGGATCTTCCTGACGGCACGGTCGCCAAGGATCTGCCTGGCGAGGATGTTGGTGCTGATCGTGGCGGCGGGAGCGATGACCTCTTCGTTGACCACCACTTGTGGGTCAAGGTTCTCTGGCGTGACGCGGAGGTAGACGCCGGGCGAGACCTGACGGATGAACGATCCCGGAATCTTCTGGTAGGACGCCCACCGCTGGAACTTCTGAGGTACGGACGGGCCGGTCTGGACAGGCGGGACAGCACCGTAGCCCCACGAATCCGACCATGAAATGCCCCATGAGTCGCCCCAAGAGACGAACATCACACGGGGTTCCAAGGATCAGCGGTGGTGCCGGTGCCCTTGACCTGAATGTCGTTGACGTACTGGATGTTGGCGTCCACCTGACCCGCTACCGTGAAGGCAAGCGAGTCGGTCTTGGCCTTGATTGCCGTGACCTTGGTGTCGGTCGTGGTGAGATCGGAGGCCGTGGCGAGGCCGCTCTGGATCTCTGTCACCGCATCGGCAGCGATGGACGCAGCCGTTATGACATCGGATGCCAGCGACGAGACCGTGACGCTGTCGCCGGGGAGGGCCGCGAAGACCTCCTCGCGCACATCGGTCGGGTCCGCGCCCGAGGCCGTGACATGGAGGACGAAGTCGCCCAGCGTGTCCGTGTGCGACGTGGTCAGGGCCAGCGAGTACCAGCCGTCGCCACGCTCGGTCACGGTCGGGGTGATCGACGCGAAGGCCGCACCGTTCTTGCTTGCCGAGATCGTGAGCGTGAGGCCGGTCTTGCCGGTGATGTGATCGGTGCTGTCGGTCATCAGCACCATGAGGTTGCGCGCCGTGGACTGCTTCAGCATGGCATCACCTGTTCACAACGCGAGAGCGGGAGTAGGTGTTTCCGCCAGCCGGGGCAGAGGGCGGCGGGTAGTGGAGGATCGTGGCTTCGATGTTGTAGTTGATGAAGGTGCTGCTGGACAGAAGCCCAGCGGTCCCGGCAAGCAAGCCCACGCCCTCTCCTGGCCGCACGATGATCCCGCTGCCCGGCTCGGCGGCGAAGATGTCGATGTCAGCGAGCCCGTCAAGCTGGATGCCGTTGAGCGACTGCCCGATGGCACCGAACACCTTCATCGCCGGGTTGCGCCGGAACACGCCAGCGTTCTGCTGCTGAAGTACGCTAATCGTTGCGCCATGCGTATACGGCCAATCCCATTGCCACGATCCCTCAAGGCGCGAACGGAACGGGCCGACGACGGCGCGCATGGACGATGGCGTCGCCACGCTGCTGTCGGGCTTGATGATCGTCGCCGCGTCAGCCGAGGTGTCGAGGCCAAAGATGCGCGCGATGCGAAGGTTGATGGCTGGCACGGTGAGGGAGAGCGAGGTGGTGGCGTTGGTCTCTCCGTCCAGCGGGATGAACGCTACGCGCACAGCCAGCACGACGCCGCTGCCAGAAGCGTTGAACAGGCTGACAAGGGGGCCGTCTATGACAGCATCGGTGGCAACGTCCACGCTGCGGTAGGTGTAGGTCGCGCCCGTCGCGGTGTTGGTAACGAACATCGCCACGATCATGCTGTGCGGAACGCCGTACTCGGTCTGCGTAACCGCCACGCCCTGCCCCTCGCGGAGGACGATTGGCTCCACATCAACACTCGCGCCGAAGTCGCCAAGCGTCGCGAATGCGTCGTGCTTCCACGTTGCCAATCCGCTGCTGAACTGACGCGACGAAAGGCTAGTGCCGCCGATGGCCGCGAAGTACGTCGGTGCGTCAGCCATGCGCTTGAGGGCGATGCCCGAGGTCGTGACGCTGTCGGGGTTGGTCGTGAACGTCACCTGGGAGGGCAGGCTGGCGGATGCGGTGTCGTGCTTGATGGGCGAGACTGCATCGCCGCCGCTGCTCGCCGTGGTGCGAAAGAGGGCAAGAGCGCCCGCGCGACCCGAGCCGAACTGCACGTTGCTTGTTGGGGCGACGGGCGAAAGCCTGAGATTGACCAACTCGTAGTACCGGCGCGAGTCAGATGCCTCGTCATTGAAGAGGGCGAATATCCCATCCTCAAGCGGTCGCACATCGACTGCACGTTGGTAAACGAGGAAGGTCTCAGGCATCGGGCGTCACGACGACGAATTCGCTGTAGCGCGACGGCACCTTGCACCCAGGGCAGACGATGGGAGGCGACGCCGGGCCAAGCCCCCCGTTGATGTCGTTCTCCACGCGGGAGGCGAAGGACTCCTCCACCTCCCACTCATGCAAGCAAGCCTTGTGGCGCAGCGTCTTCATGGCTTACGTCGCAGAATCGGTGAACTCGATTTCGAGATCGGCGGTGCCAACTGCGGACGATCCCGAGTGGAACAACTCAAACCCCTGCGTCGCGCGGCAGACGATTGGCTCGACGTTCGTGTCGCTGTAGCCAGCGTTCCAGACTTCCGCGAACGGAATCAGCGTCAGCCAGTTCGCCTGCGTCGTGCCAGCCACCACCGGCTCCTCGTTCACAAAGAGGAAGCGGCGGAAGATGTCGCTGCCGGTGACCGTCTGGTTGGTGCCACAGGTCGTGGCGGCGTCAAGCGCCGACGAGCTGGTGTCGTGCTTCACGGGCGTCACAGCGGTGCCAGCGGACGCTGCCGTGATGCGGCGGCATTGGGCGGTCGTGATCACGCCGGTCACCGCTGCGGTGCCGTTGTTGAACCAATACGCCCTGTAGGCACGGATGATGCGCGCCGATGCTGTGCCGTTGAAGACGTTGAGCATGTCCTTCGCGTTGGCATACGCCACCGCACCAGAGGTCGCTCGCCAAGTAGCTGCCATGTCAGGCTCCCATGTCGATGATTGTCTTGCCGGTGCCCTGCGTCGCGCCGAACACCGTGATCTCCCCGCGCCCGTCCATGCTCGGGCCAGCAGCCCATTGCTGGATGCGGTTCTCGTTGAGTGCGCGGACGCTTGCATCCAGATCGTCGCGGATGTCGCCCGGCATCAGCCCGATGCGCCGTCCCGCCTGGATCTTCAACATGAAGTCCTTGCAAGCGCGCACATGACGCTCAGCAAGGGGCTGCTCCGTCCTGAGCAACCAGCAATCCATTGCCGGTCGCCACTCCATCGCTGGCTGCTTCATTGCATCATCCCTCCGGGTACGACCTCGACGCCCTCTGCCCTGCCATCGGCACCACGAATGATCCTTCGCGGCGCGCCCATGGACTGCATGAGGGACTGGATCATCTGCATCATGCGCTGGTCGCGGGCAGCGTTCTGGGCGTCCATCTGCTGGATCATGTAGCGCACATCCTCGCCCATTTGCTGTGCAACAGGCTTGACCGCTTCGATCTCGGGAACATCAGCACCGGCAGCACCAATGCGCGCCACCATGATCTTCGTGTCAGCCTCCATCTTGGCCTTCTGGGCCTCCATGGACTGCTTGGCGGCAAGCTCCTGCTGGACGCGCACGTTCTCGTATTCCTGCTTCATGCGCGCGATCTCGGCCTCGTTCTGGATTCGCATCTCCTGCAACATCCGCTCGTTTTCGATGCGAAGCTGCTGAAGCTGCTGGTCCCCGACCATCTGCGCCTGCTTCATCTGCTGATCGACTTGCATCTTCTGCGCTTCGATCTGCAACTGCTGCTGCGCCGACTGCGCCTCTAGCTGGAGCTTCTGCTGCTCGACCTGGACCTTCGCCTGCTCAGCCATGGCCTTCGGATCCGGCGCAGGCTCCGGTAGTTGATCCACAGATCGCGGAAGAATGCTGTCAATCCCGTCAATTTCCATCTCCTCTAGCAGCCTCCTCGACACCGCGAGCAGGACTTCAGGGTTGTTGGCGACAAGGGGGTTCTTCGTGGCGAAGTCGAACAGGAACTGGGCCTTCTGGAGGCGACTCTGCTGGTTCATCATGCGGGGATCAGCCACGGGCATGATGAGCATGTCGTCCATGAAGTCCTGATCGCTGACCACCATCTCCTCCGGCCCCTCCGGGCTGACCGAGATGAAGCTCTCGATTCCACGGAAGTAGATCCCGTGGAGGCGATAGATCTTGTTCAGTTCCTTCGACCAAGAGTGCAGCAGGAACTCCTGCACCGAGGTGAACATCACCAGCGACTGCTCGACCATCGTCTGCATGGTCGTGGGCTGGAAGACCTTGTTGATGTCGCCCGCAGCGGCGTCCGTGGTCGCGCCGATGCGCTGGGCGCGCGTCTCAAGCTGGGCAATGGCCTGCATGAGGGTGGGCGGCGGGGCGGGGAAGGACAACGTCTTGATGCCCTTCTGGATGTCGTCCGTGCTGGCCGAGACCGTCTTCAGGCTGCCGAGTTCGATCTTCACCGGCCCCTTGCTGATGTTCAGGGCCTCCGAGATGAACCCGCTCATGTTGCCGTGGATCGACAGCGTGGTCGCGTCGATGAACTGGCGCAGGAGCTTGTTGACCGCAATGTTCGTCTTGCCCAGCAGGAAGCCAAGCCCGTAGCCGTAGAAGCCGTCCGGGTTCACAAGGAAGCGGTAGTGCGTGTATTCCTCGATGGGCAGGCGACCGTTGAGCGGACGCCCGGTCTGGTCAACCTCGTACCGCACTTCGATGCGGAGCAGCTTCTCGGAGGTAACGTCGATCCAGATCTTGTACGGCTCCGCGATCCCGTCCCCGTCAAGGTCGAGATGGCAATGCTGTTCGATGATCTGGGCCATGTCCTCGCTCTGCGTGGCAGAGGCGTGGATGCCGTTGTCCCTGTCGTTCTGCTCCTGGATGGGCGACGACAACTGCCCGATCATCATCGGCTCGGGCGGGGATAGGAAGTAGCCCTCCGAGGCGCGGATGCGGCCCTCGTTGAGGTTGATGTGAATCAACTCGGTCTTTCGATGTACATCCTCGATGTTGATCGGCCCGATGTGGTACGGGACGTAGAGGTCTTCGGCGCGGACGGCGCGGGTGACGATCTTGTTCATCACCGGGTCGAAGTACGTCTTCGTGAAGTCCGACCCATGCACCGCAACCCGCAGCAGCATGGCCGACTTGTCCTCCTTGTAGGTCTGGTCCTTGAAGAACAGGGACCATTGGAGGAACTGGCTGACCCGCTTGGCACGCTCGGAAGAACCCGGCACGGAGGGGTTGGTCGAGATCGCGGCGACCGGCATCCGGCTCGCGAAGAATGCCTTGTAGGCGCGGCTCTGGAAGCTGTTGCAAGCCTCCGTCAGCAGGCCAAGGCTCTCGTCCGAGGAGTTGGGCCACGGGCGGTTGATCGGCGCGTCCTGCTGGTTGTAGACCGCAACCCAGTCGGCATGCATGGCATCCCATTCCGACCGGCTCTCCATGTCCGACCTGAAGTCCTCAAGGCAGACCTGGGCGATGGACTCGCGTTCCTGCTCGGAGAGACTGTCCGCAATGTTGACGAGGAGCGCATTGAGGGCCTGCCGCTTCTTGCGCCGGATCTTCTCGTTGTCCCCTCGCCACTTGCGGTCGTTCATCCGTAGGTCTCCTCAAGTCTCGGCAAGTTGCCGCGCGTGTTCTCCCACAACCACGCAACCATGCCGGGACCGTGGGCGTCCCATTGAATCCACGGGCTTTCCTGCAAGAACCTTGTGAAGTCCTGCGCCTGACAAAGGATGTCCCTGTCGGTCCAGAACCTCTTGTTCCTGCCTCCAGCAGCCATGTCCATCAGGATGTATTTGGGTGTGCCATCCTGGTGGCGCGCGTCCTTGTCCAGCTTGCTCTCGTCAAGGTGACAGGAGTCGAAGCCGTAGAGGCCGATGGACTGGAAGCCCATGAATTGCCATGCAAGTATCATAGCGCGACCGGCAGAAGAAGACCCACCCCCCATCAGGAACTTCTGATGCTCGGGTGGGAGGACGGACTTCTCGTCCGCGCCCACCGCTGCATGCCAGCCATAGACCTTGCCGCCCGTGTCCATGAGGCGCTTCACCGTAGAAGGGTCCACCATGGAGGCGCAGAAGTAGCGCACCCCAGGATAGGCTGCCGGGAGAAGCTCGGCGCGGGGCTTGCCATGGGTGCTGATGCCCTCATGGGGGCGTGGGTCGAGGAGGACGCACCCCCACGGCACCAGCCCGGCTGCGATCAGCTTGTTGTGGCTGTGCTTGACGCAGAAGAGGATTGATCCGTTCTCCACTTCCTTGCGTATGGCATCCATGGTCTCGGGGAGGTCAAGGGACGGCCCGGCAGAGACGATGACAGCCCGCCTCATGTGGTGGCGGCTGTAGCGCACCCACTCCGGGATCTGGGCAAGGTTCGCCACGATGTTGGCGCGGATGGTCTCCTCCGGGACGCAGTTCTGCGTCTGTACCAGCATGTTGGTCTGGTAGGAGTTGTTGGTGATGGCCTTGATCTGCTCCTTCTTGGCTTGAGCCATCTGCCGCACATGGAACACCGGAAGGTCGTCCGGGATGTCCTTCCAGTCCTTCGTCACGGCGACATGGACGAACCCCAGCCCATCCACCGCCCGCTCGACCGACTCAAAGGCAATCGTGTCCGTCCGCACGGCATTGATGCCATAGAGCGAGGTGTCAACGTGCTTGCCGTCCTCGTCGGAGGAGTAAAAGCCGATGAATATCAACGGCTTGTCCTCTACCGCCAGCAGCGCCCGGCGGATGTCCTCGACCGACACGTTGTCGCAGTTGATGACCGGCACAGCGTCCTCCGGCACCTCGCCGTCGAAATCGCGGGGATTGATTCGGACATGGGGGCGACCGGCGAGCAGCCGCTCCACGATCTCCGCATTGGTCATCCCTAACTTGCGGTTGCCCTTCTTGTGGACGAAGACCCCATCCAGGTACGACGCCTCGAAAGCGTCCAGACCATACGGACCAAGCCCGGTACTGCAAAGATCGTGCCAGTTGCTCTTCTCCTGCTCCATGTGGGCGATGACGCAGACCATGAAGACGTAGCTGTCGTGCAGTTCGGACAGCTTCAGGACATCGTCCTTGAGGTACATCCCAACGAACTTCCGCAGGAAGTCCCCGCCCTTGAGCTTGAGGTTGAAGGCCATGAACCCGCACTCGGGATGCGGGGCGCTCTGGGCGCGGGAGAGGAGGACGCCGTCGTGGTCGTCAAGGAGGATTACGTCGAGGAAGGATTCCGTGATCGGGGCCTTGGTCTCCACATCGCCGTCCAGCCAGACAAGCCAGTCGAACCCATCCTCCTCTGCCTCCTGAAGGGCGATCTTCAGCGCGAAGACCTTGTGGGCAAACCGCAGCAGATCCTGGCGGTAGTCATAGCCCGGCTGGGAGGGGTCAAGGCGGCGCGCGGCGTGGCGCTCCATGAACCCCCGGAAGCCGAAGTCCATGGCGAGCTTGTCGTCCGTGATGACGTTCGGCTCCAGCAGATCTCCCCAATATTGCTTGGCCGTCTCCAGCCAGCGCCTGCCGTAGAGTTCCTCGCCAGCGGGGGACCAACTGCTGGCGACCATGACCTTGCGCTTCATTGGGACTTCTCCACGAAGATGCTGTCCTTGTTCACGACATCGACCAGCTTGTAGTTGAGCAGCCGAAGGACGTTAATCGAGTCCTCCTTGGGGCGTTCGATGATGAGGACCGGCTTGTGCTGCTTGAGGGTCTCCATGGCCCCGACAAGCACACGATGCTCGAAACCCTCCGTGTCGATCTTCACCAGACCAAGGAGTGTGTATTTGAACTCATCTATGGCGTACATCGGCACTCGACCGGCGTTGTCCACTTCAAAGCCTCTCGCTCCCGTATTGGCAAGAGCGTCCACGCGCACGGAGCCAACCCCCCGCTGCGCTCCAGCGGCACCGTAGATCGGGATCACGGATTGCAACTTGCGTTCGCCCTGCTGTACGCCAAGACCCTGCGTATTGCGGACAAGGCACGGGTAGTTGGCCGAGTCGGGCTCAAAGGCGAACACCGTGTCGAACTGCGCGGCCATGCGAGCGGAGTAGATGCCCACATGCGCGCCGACATCAATCGCCGTGCCGACCTTCTTCACA